GAAGACCAGGAGCACCAATGGCCCTGGTATACCTGGGCCATTGGCGATGGCTTCAGGCTCAAGGCGAGAGCTACAAGCTACAAGCCGCAAGCTGCAAGCGTCAAGCCGCAAGCTTGACAAGGGACCTGTATTGTGTTATAGGATATTCAAGGAGAAAGTATGAAAGTAAAAGAAGCAATTAAAATTACAGAAGGATTTACACGCACCAGCAAGATGCCTGGCCTGAGCTACAGTCTTCCCGCATGGGAATGCAAAACAGGTTCAAAGCTCCGGAAGGTTAAGGGCTCAGTATGCGCCAGCTGTTATGCCCTGAAGGGTAACTATACCAGGTACCCAGCAATCAAAGAAGCTCAATACAGAAGACTAAGAGCAACGAATAATCCCTACTGGGTTGATGCAATGATAACTGTAATTAAAAGACAGAAATGGTTCAGGTGGCATGATGCCGGCGATGTACAGGACCTGGACCATTTAAATAAAATTTATGAAATATGTAGACAAACACCAGACACTAAGCACTGGATGCCAACCCGTGAAGCATGGATAAAGGACCACCTGGCCAGCAAGCCTGACAATCTTGTTATAAGATTTAGCCCGCCAATGATTGGACAGCGTAATGATACCTGGCCCAACTCTTCAATGGTGGTAGAGAAGGACGCGACATGTCCAGCTCCAAGTCAGGGCGGCAAGTGTGGTGACTGTAGACAATGTTGGGATTCTAGTATAAAAGTAGTTTCATACGGTAAACATTAAAATGTGGCATCACCCAAAATATTATAAAGAATTACGCAAGCGTAATAAATCGGATCAGGCCATTAGCTGTGTTATGACTGAGCGACGGCTCACGAGCGGGCGTGCGCCTGGTCCGGGCCCCAAGCCACAAGCTTCAAGCAGCAAGCCTCAAGCGCCAAGCTCCGAGAAGAAGAGGCCACAAGCCTCAAGCCCCAAGCAGCAAGCATCAAGCTCCAAGCCGCAAGCTACAAGCTCCGAGATCTGAGAACCACGGAAAAGTTTCACGGTGCCTGAACCGAGGTGCTCTAGCATAATAAATGTATTGTGCGGATGCTTCACATGAAAGGCAATTTGATGTGGTGAAAAGCGTACCTTGTTACCCTTCGTAACTTTTAATTCTACTGTGAAAAAGGTGCCGAAAGTATTGCACCCCAATAAATCAGGAGTGCCATGTAGGCTATGATTTTCAAGTCTAATCCAAGATATTTGTGGTATAGATTTTTTAATTTTATGGTAAAATTTACGCTCTGGTGCCATGCGTTTTTTAGAGTAACATTGTCATTCATTAATAGTCCTTTTGAAGTTTATCTGGCAAGATAAGACTCGAAGGTTTTTCTGTTTTTAAAACTAATCTATGACTGTAATGTCCCGGTAAACCCACGATAGGATGTACATTCTCATGGACTTCCATTCTTCTGATGGCATGTAGTTTACCATTGATCTCTACAAAGAGGACTGCATTTTTAACTGCTTCAGACCCTTCTGTAAAAGAACCCAAAAATTCTTGTAGGTCTTTTACTCTCATGATTCCTTCTGTCTTAACTTGTCGGATAAATCCTGTATCACACTTTTGTAACCTTGCAATAAGTTTTTATCTTTTTCTGACTCTGAGGACTTTTGTTTCCACATTAATATTTCTTTTCTAAGCTCACCATTTAATTGACGGTGACCTTCGTTTATATCTTCTAAATCTTTGACTCTTAATTTTAATCTTTCTATCTGAGCTTCCAAGTCGTGAGAACCTCTGTGATCTTTATATACTTTCATGATTGACAATGTAGGATAGTTACCTTAAATTGTCAATATGGGATTACCAAAAAGATTAACAGAAATGCAAATGAGATTCGCAGAACTACTTGTGTTCGGTGATGAGAATGGACCACTTACACAAACAGAGGCTGCGTTGAAGGCAGGATACTCTCCCAAAAGAGCAAGGCAAGAGGGATCAGAATTATGTAATCCAAGACAATCACCACTGGTTGTAAAATATATTGGTGAGTTAAGAGAAGAAAGAATTAAGAAACACGAAGTGACTTACGAAGGACACATAGCAGAACTGGGTAGACTTAGAGAGGCAGCTCTTCGTAAAGGTTCTTTTTCTTCTGCCGTAAATGCTGAAGCCAATCGAGGCAAGGCAGCAGGATTATACATAGACAGAAAAATAATAAAAACTGGGAAACTAGAAGATATGTCAGAACAAGAATTAGAAGCAAAGATGAAACAAATTTTAAACGATTACTCACAGATAATTGATGTTACCCCAACCTCTGAATCTTCTTTACCCAAGCCCGAGGAATCATCGTCCGATCCCCAAAAGTAATACCATCTTCATCTTTATCATAAGACGCAAATAGTTTTATAGACTTGTCATCTTTAGAATATAACCAACCCTCGTTAACAGGTCTTGCTAACTTCATTCTATCAAATTCTTTATCAGTAGCCCAGCCAGAGTCACTGACGCAATCAATCCACTCCACTCTGACTCTCGGATAAGGTATATCGGTAGATCTATCAGTTAACGACAATTTTCTTCTTTTCCTAGGCATAACTCCTTATAGCATATAGGGATCTAAAAACTTTAAAAAATTTCAAAATAATTGCCTCGTGCGCGCGTAGGGCATTCTAAAGTACAAAATAATCTGTCCACCTAAACATGATTTGTACCATGATTTGTCCACCCTAAAGCTATATATACCAACACTTTTAGACCAAAAGTACAAAAGTACACTTTTTTTTGCTACTTTTTTTAAAAAGTTTTTTAAAACTTTCTAGATCCCTATAGTATTTGCTTTGCCCCATTCTTGCCATAATGTAGCTCGATTACTGCCAACTTGTCCTCAGCCTCTGCCATATCAGATAACAGCTTATCTATCTCAGCTGTAATATCAGGATGTTCTGGAATGATAATCTCCTGATCACTGTAACATTGAATCTTGTATTTACAGTCTTCAATCACAGATTCGTATCTTGCTATCATGACTTTTCTTAATCGTTCGTTCATAGTTTCTCCTGTAATTCTTTTAAATACTCTTCGTTCTCTTTTTGAGTGTTGTATTCTTCTTTCTCATCAAATTTTAGGTCATGATACATGTCCAATCTTTTCAAAAACTTATGTTTATATTGCCTTAATTCAGCCCCAGTTATAACAAATTCCTGGTAGTATAGGTCAGGTGTACACACCATTATAACACCTTTGTTAATCTTAGACTTGTGTACATAATCATGTGCCATGGCATATGCTGCGATTTGCAAGTAGTAGTCTTCAATCCACTCCTTCCTTTTAGGGCGGTTCGCTTGTTTAAAATCTACGATTGTGTCCTCCCCGTTGTGCATGCACACCAGATCAGTCTGGCCTGCATACAGTCCAGGGTAATACATCGTGACCTCCGATCCATAGTATTCATCGACCGGCGCTAGGCCTATCTCTATTACCTTCTCTGCCATTGACTTCGCTTGTCTACCTGTATCTGTCAAATCCTCGTAACCTATCTCTTGTATATGTGATTCGAGATACTTGTGCATGGCAGTTCCTCGCACGCTCGACAAATTCATTATTCGATCAGCTTCTTTATCGCCGATCTTTGCTCTCCAATCTTTTAAAAAGCCCTGGTCCTTGGTCCGTGATAAAATACTCGTGACACTTGGAAGCCTGTAGCCTGCAACATCATAGATTCTACCACCATCCTCGTTTATTTGACGGCCATTTAAATAATTATATTTACTATTCTTTTTCAAAGCGTAATTACCTCAGATTCAGTTTCTATCCACACTCTCGCACCACAAGACAATGGTTTATCAGGACTATAGATAACTTTACTAGGTCCTTTAATATTAACCTCATGAGCGTATGTATTAGACTTAGATGTTTTTACAGTAATAACTGGTTCTTTTAAATTATGTTTTATATTACTTCTAATCTTGTGTTGGTTTACATGTATTCTAGTTTTCAAAGTTAATCTCCACAAATTGTTTTTTATCGTTAGGCCATTCTTTTATAGTACAACCCGTAAGCTTTTGTTTTAATTGATCCCAGGTTAAAAAGATAGGGTCTTGATTATCAAAACAAAATACTATTCTCATACCAGCTCTAAAAGCAAGGTCCCTGTCCCATGTTTCGTACAAAATCAAATCATTGATCTTGACTCTGTGTGTGCCTTTGACATGCATATAAGTTAATCGATTATTGTTATAACAAATATAATCTGGCATAGCTCTAATCAAAGGATGTACCTCCCAAAAATTAGGTAGTCTATTTTCTTTTTCATCAAAACCTAATCTCCAAAATGGTATCTGTTTGTCTTTACAAAACTTCTCAAACCTAACTTCAGCTATGTTAATATTAGAGTTTCGTTCTTGATATGAATTAGTTCCTTTATCGTTCATTCTAAATCATCAAACCTTTTAGGTTTTTCCTTTCTCTCCATAACTTTATTAATTATAATATAAGCTATAATCGCACCAATAATAAATGCACTCATACCAAATATAAACATACCTAATCCGTGATAGAAACTCATTCTAAAGCCATTAATTGTTTATATTTTTCCAAATTTACCACATTACCATTCATAATTTTTTTATCTGCATAGTGATCTAAAATTTTTTGTATACCATCCATCTTTACATGGACATATGGCCATAACAATCTAGAGACAAGATAAGCATCTCTAAACTGACAACGCCATCGCCATTGTTTTTTCCAACCGACGGTGTATGCAGTTTTATATCTTTTTTCACCAACGGTGCCAACACCCAACACTTCGTGTACCCAACGCAGAACAGACTCATCAGTCATAGCCATTTCCATGCGTATGGACCATGTCGGGTATGCTTTTTTCTGTCCCTTTCTCTTTCTCATGTATTGTTTGTAAGTGATAGAACCTTCACCATCAAACAACCCAGCTATGTAAGCAATGTCACTCTCTCCCATTTGTAATCACCCATCTGGCTATACCAGTGACAGGATCAATCCCATCAAATTTTAGCCTGTTAGTGCAGCTTGTCAGAAGTATTATCATCACTGTTATCATAATCAGAAATATCATCTGTTGAAACAACTTCATAAAACTCTCCCTCACTCTCACACTCCCAACACTGGTGCACTTGACTATTATCTCTAAAATCTAGTGATGTATCACCCGTTGCTACTCTAATGTAGCCATTACCATGGCATACATTACATATCATTTTAACTCTTTTTAATTTTGCCATTTAATTTTCTAGCTTTCTCATTTGCTATAGTTTCAATTGTTTTTGCCACTGACAATTTTGCATCGGGCAATAATACCTTTGATAACTTTTCTAAAATAGCATATGTTTCTTTGGATAGCGAAACATTTTTGTATTTACTCATGTCTGTCATGCTTGTTTCCTTTCATAATTAAGTTTTATATATAGTGTAATTTATAGGATTGTCAATGAAATTTATTTTAACTTTTATATTTTGTTCTGGCCTGGCCAACCAATGTTTGCCGCCTATAGAATATGAGGGTTCTTATCCTGATTTATACACATGTTTAGATGCAGGATACAAAGAATCAATTGTACAATTAGGTAAAATTGGTCCTGCAGATGTTAATGAAAAAAGGATTTTTATTAAATTTTTTTGCTCTCCAACTCAAGAAACTTAACGAATACCATTTGACAATATGGCAGGATTGTGTTACGGGTCAATTTCTTCTCACCATTACCTACCCTTTATATCTTTCCCTCTTCATAGGGTAGGTGTTATCTCATTATGCATCCAAAAAAATAACCACTGCCATCTTTCATGACATGGCGATTTATTGCGTCATGATACTCCGTTAATTCTAATCTAAGTATCTCACACAAATCAAAGAGGTCTAGTTCTCCCAACAATGACATATGTTCCATCATTTGTTTTGTTACAGGAACTAACTGATACAACCCGTCGTTTAGAATTATTAAGTCCATTGTTTGCAAACTCCTTTACTAATTTGTACCAAAGATCTTTATATTTTGGATCCTTGGTGCGGTGCCAATTCTTGGCAGCTTCATCAATCTTGTTCTGATATCTGTCCGCCAATTTTAGTCCCCCATAGTATTGTCTTTTTCAAACCTGGTGCTTTGATTTCTACATCAACGCCGTATGGTTTCCAGGCTTTCTTCATTAGATTTAACTCTAATAAAAAATTTACCCATTGTTTCTGACTTATGTTTTTTGGTTTTATAGTTATTATTTTTTCTTTCATGCCTAGAGTCTAGGATAATTTAGGATGTTTGTCAACGGCCTTGGCCACGATATTTTTTATACGAACGCCTACGGGATTTGTTCATTTTACATAAGCTAGGATTTCTACCTATACTTGTCTTGTGAAAAATAGGTTCGTGAGCTACTTTGTTGTATAAACCTTTAGCCTTTGCCATAATTAAACATGTCTTCTAATTTAGATAAAGGTGTGGTTTGTGTAATTTCAGGTAAATAACTTATTTTACCATTTACATGTTGTCGTAAATCTGCGCCACAATTTATACATCTAAATAATTCTGGTGTAAGTCCAACTAATATTGTCAACTCATGACAAGTCGGACATTTCCCGTTCACCACTTCTGCTTGTAATTTTATGTACTCGTCTATCATAATGTTTCTTAGACTTTATCACACGCTGGTGGTATCGTCTATCTTTTAATTGTTTTGCAATTTTATTCGATGATGAGTTTCTTGATTGACTTTGAGCCATCTATATTATCTTCTAATTCTGCTTTACCACGCCAGCATTTATAAGTGACAGATTCAGAATAAGTTCTTTCAGCTTCACGCTTACCACGAAGGCACATTGCCATGGATTCTTGCAAACGAGCTTCCTTAATCTCTCCATTTACAAACATTAGTAGTCCTATAACAGCCTCTATCATTGTCCGTTACCATTTGTGTATTTCATTTCACGATTTGCATCTTTTAATTTTTCGATGTCCACTAAAACCTTATCCATTTGTTTTCTTAAAAATTCTATGTTTACTTTGTTCAATGCCATTGATTCTATGTGTGAGTTTAACTTATCCGTAGTCTTATAAAGATCTTCGATCATCATAAATTGCTCAGAATCTGCAGGCAGTGATCCTAATTGTCCACGAGGCCACTTAATTCTAAACTCTGTATTTTCCACTAAATCTTTCTGCATTAGCTCTATCTGTGTGCTGTGTTTGTTGAGTGTTTCGTGCAGTCCAAAATAAGCCCAGGTCCCAATAGCCACCAGCGCAATCAACGAGGCAACCGTCTTCATAGGCATTTGCACGGCTGCTTCTTCAGATATATTCAATGGTTTTTTATTGGACATGTGGTCCTCCACAGAAAGCCAGGACAACTAACATTACAATTAGTAAACCTGTAAAATAATAATTCATCCTGGCTATCTCCATAAATAATTCTATTTTATTATTACAGCTGCTATCAAAACTATAAACACAAGAGATTCTATCTTGTGATTGTGCCAGTAATGAAAGGCTTTATCTTTTATTTTTTTAATCATGTTTTTTCTCCTCTATTTCGTAAAAGAAATTATCAGTATCTTCTGTTCTCCATTGACCTGTGTCTTCTACATTCCAATAGTTAGTTTGAACCTTCCAATCAGGAGTTTGGTCCTTCACCGTAAACGATGGTATGTCCCAAATTAATCTGTTGTTAGGTTGTGCTGCATAGTTGCCATCATTTAAAGCAAGTATGTGAGCGCACTTATGTTCGTGCGGGATCTCAGAATGATCAGTGTCAAGTATATTAGGCTCTGGATGTGCAAAGTCAACAGTAAATAAATA